TTTTCTTTTGGTATATTAATTATACTATATGTGTGCTCATATGTCAAGTTTTTTAGTAATTTTTTTTAACTTTTTTTCAAAAAAATATTATACTATGCTATTATTATTTTATAGTATATTATTATATCAATTATGTATTATCAGCATATTATATATATGTAGTATATATGATATTGTATATAGTGTAGTGTATAGTATGTATGATATGCTATGTGTTGTATAGTATAATGTATTATAATATAGTATGTTAATATCGTATTGTTCTAATATTATTGTTAGTTGTTAATTGTAATGTAATGTAACTTTACAATTTTTATTTATTCTTTTATAAAAATACTACTGCATTATTTATTGCATTAATTTTTAAGCATAAATCTTTGTAATACTTGATATTGCTGTATTGTAGCATTTATAAATATGGTGTATTAGGTCATATCTGTTGTATTTTAAGTAATTGAATGGTACCCCTGCCCCTATAATGGCATATTGCAGGAGGGCGTTGTTACCCCTATAAATATGGCGAAAAAATAAAAAGGGCTTTATTAGTATTTTGATAATATGAAAAATATTTTTATAAAATTTTAGCAAACATACTTGACAAGTGCTAAAAAATATGATATATTAATAACTGTCAAGGGGAAATACCTTACAAAATAATAATTGAATAGCTTATATGGAGCAATATTTTTTGAACGATTAAATTCGTTTGAGATTTATTGCTCTTTTTGATTTTACTTTTTCTAAAAGTAAAGCGTTCTTTAAGAATTAAAGAATAAGAGGGATAGAATGTTAAAAAACAGCATCTAAAACATAGAGAGAGTAAGACTATATTGATTTTTGATAGGTTCATGTGGTGAACTCAAAACGGGGTTTTAGGTTCATGTGGTGAACTTATGGAGAGGAAAAATAAAAATGTATGGTAGATGGTTAGAAGATATGCCAATAATATTTGGAGGTAAAAATGCACGGAGATTGGATACAAAAAGATGAAAAAGTAGAAACAACTAATCAAGAAATAGTAGAAATCTTGGCAAAAATGAACAAAAACTTTGAAATTGCATTAGAGGCTCTAAGATATGAAGATAAAAGGTGGTAATAAGGGCAATAACATGTGAACTTAATGAAGGAGATAGAATTTTACGAAAAGCATCATTAGAGTCTTTTGGAAGAATAAAAGAAAAAAATAAACAATATGAAAATTGGCAAATAAGTACATTTGTTAAAGGAAACATTGAAGAACTACGAAAGATAATGCAAGAGCTAGATGTATATGAAAAAGCCTTTTTATACTCAATAATACCATATATAAGTTATGAAGATTGTTGCTTAAAGTATGATAATGGCAAAGAATTAGGATTTGATGCTTTGGTGGAAATATCAGGAATAAGCAAAGGCAAAATATCATCAGTGATTAATGGTTTAGTAGAAAAAGATATACTTTACAAAGGAAAAAATAGTAGAAATGTGCAATACTTTGTAAATCCTTGGTTGTTTTGCAAAGGAAATAGAATAAATAAGGTACTAAAGACAATGTTCAAAAATTATGAAATAAGAACAATGGATAAAACAAAATGGAAAGATTTGGGGTGAAAAATATGCTAATGACAATACTTTTAGTATTAATATTTTTAATAGCAGTAGCAATAATGTATGGCTTAGCAGGATTAGTATTATGGGGAATAGGCTCATTTATAGTATGGGCATTTGGAATAGCCTTTACATTCACTTTCTGGCACGGATTAGCAATTGCTTTTATAGTAAGTATATTAACTGGAATATTTGGAGGAAAAAAATAGTATGGAAGATGATTTGAATGAATTAAAAAAGGATTTGGAAGATTTTTGCAAAAAATATAATGTAACAATTAAAGCTGAGATATATTGTGAAGGAAGGTTGTTAAGCGGTGAAATTGCTTATCCTAAAGTAAGTATAAGAATGGAGAGATACTAATGAAAAAAATATGTCCATATGTGCAAAATCAACATATACAAATACAAAAGAATATACCAAATGAAGATAATCCAGATATAATAGATAAATATGTTACCACAAATATATGGGGAAATGCTGAATGTGTAGGAGAAAAATGTGGAGCATGGTATGAAGGGAGATGTAGATATAATGTATGATGGTATCAAAATTTTAATAGCATTTTTATTAGAAATAGTAGCACTTATATTGGTAATTGTTGGTACATTTTCGTCATTTGATTTATATATTAAATTAAATTTTACAGCACTTTATATGGACTTATTAAGTTTTTATATATTTTATAAAATTGATTCTAAAGAAGAAAAAGGAGATGAGGATATAATGGGATGTAAAAAAGGAAATAAGAAAACAGGAAAAGGAAAAGGTGGAAAATAAAATAAATATGTGGTGGCGGAATAGGTAGACGCTTTATGGCAGAAATGTCGGTTGTGTTTTGATAGTTTGAACTAGGGAAACTATCCTCTTTACTAAGAGTTCCCGTTGTAGATTAAGAGTCTCTCACATGATAGGTGCAAATCCTATCCCACATAATATATGCCTTTTTAGTTTAATGGTAGAACACCGCACTTGTAATGCGGATATGGTAGTTCAATTCTATCAAAAGGCACCAATTAAATATATTATTAACCCAGTGTATAACTGCAATATCATGTGGCTGGGAATTATCCGATAAGTAGTCAGACATAAGGATACTTTTGTAAGGTTGCTTTAAATGTATAGTAATATATGTTTAGGAGATGTAAAAGTCAATAATGGATAATGTGCAGGAAATATCGTTTAATAAAGCACTAGAGTTGTCGTAGCAATAATAGACAGGTACGGTGTACAAATAAGCCTACAGCCAGCCTGTGACAAGGTATGGTAATGCTGATGGTAGGTAATGTCAAAACAATGCTATTTCTCGTGAAGTTGTTGAAAAACAGCTATAAGACATAACTAGGTTAGAGTAGCCCAAACGAGACAAAAAAGGGAAAATCAGTGATACATGTAAATAATTTGGAAGTATTAAAACAAATACAAAGCAATTATCTGAATGATGGGTGAAATTTAGAAGTAGTCAATCTTCTGTGTGCATTGGCATAGGGCAAGAAGTTGTAGAGTCGCTCTCTATAGCTCAGACTTGTTCTCATAGTGGCTGAATAATTAAAAAGATATTTTACTGTAAGGCGAAGGTCTAATAATATATTTGATGTTTATATCGCGAGGTATAAGAAACGGCTTCTGGCAAGCCTCCTTAGCTTGAGAAGGTGGTTCGACTCCACCCCTCGCAACCAAGTAGAATAAACTAACTTGATAATTATCAGTTAGTATTAGAGAAATAGTTTATATTTCTCTATATATCAGGGTGTAATGTAATAGTAGCATGAGTCCCTTGGAAGGATTTAGTGATAGTGCAAATCTATCCGCCCTGACCATAGTATAATAGACATTCCTTGAGTTTATTATACGAGTGTCATAATACACACTTCCTTTCATTTAAACAAATATTGCTGTTATTTTAATGGTGGTATTTGTATATGCAGGTTTAGTGTAATGGTAGCACAACAGTCTCCAAAACTGTTTGTAGTGGTTCAAATCCATTAACTTGTGCCAAGAAAGCGGTGCAGATTTCTTCGGAACTGCAGGAGATGAAAACCCCTCCAAATATATTTGAGGATAGAACAGGCAGCTATCACGCCTTATATTGTAAAATGTTCCACGCTCGGTTTTCCATATAGGGGAAAGTAACGCAAGATGGTCGATATAAGGTCTTACAAGAGATGTAGGAGTGTCACCCTACCAAATATATTATATAATATTACGCATTAGTTCAATTGGTAGAACACAACACTTTGACTGTTGAAGTTCCAAGTTCAAGCCTTGGATGCGTATCCACCCTCATAAGCTAGTATAGAAAGCTAGGGAAGTCTCTTATAGTTAGTTGATTACTATAAGATGTACCACAAACAATCAACTCTATACTGAATTTAGAGAAAGAGGAAAACTCTAAAAGAGATTGACAAAAAACCCACTAGAATATGGCAGATTAATTCAGAAGGTCTGAAACCTCCCTGCTAAGGAGTGTGTACCTGTTAAAGGTATTAGTTTCGAATACTAAATCTGTCGCCAAAGGAATGATAAAAATGGTTAATGCAGAAACATATGTAAGAGTATTACTTAAAAAGAACAACATAAAACAAGTAGACTTATTAAACAAAATGAAGGAACTTAAATTAGCAGATGATAAAACATTAGTTAGAAGCAAATTAAATAATGCAATAAATACTAAAATGGGTTATACATGGGCTAGAAGAATAGAAATAGCCTTAGACTTACCTGAATACAGTATTGTAAAAATGGTAGGAAGACCAACAGAATATGAATGGAAAAAGATAAAGGAGATTGGTAAAAATGTATAAAATGAAATATATTTTTGGACAAACAATAAAATATAAAGGTTCAATGCACAAAGTAATGGGAATAAGATTTACTTGTAATGGAGTAATGTATAAATTAAGTGGAATAAGAGAATGGATAAAAGAAGAAGAGGTAAAATAAAGGCAAGATTATAAGCAAGTAATTGAACAGGTAATCAAGATATTAAGAACGAATAAGAAAATTGATGAATATACAAGATTGGAAATGTGCAATAACTTATATGTACTATTATTGCAATATTTTGATAGTCCTAAAAGAGATGATAAAAACAGACAAGAAATAGAATTACAGGCTTGTAAATACGCTATTACAACTCTAATACCTTTGACTGAGAACAGAATTTATAATTGTAGTCAGGAATATATGCCTAAATATTATGAATTGTGGGAAAAGGCTTATGCTTTTGCTGGTAGAAGGTCATTAGAACATTTTATTGATTATATGGAAATGGATATGCCAGTTGAAAGTAGAGTTTTAGCAAATAGAAGAAATGTGTTAAAACCTTTTGTGTTTTTCTTAAATAAATCGGCATTTGACCCTAAATTACAATATATAGAAGCATCATTTCCACCTGGATATGGAAAAAGTTATACACTTAATATGTTTAGTGCATGGATTTTTGGAATAGATATAACGAATAGTATTTTAAGATGGTCTTATTCACAAGAATTGGTATTAGGATTTAGTAGAGCGATACAAAGTGTTATAAAAAATCCTAGATTTAGTGAGGTTTTCCCAGAGTTTAGAAAATATGGAGATAAACCTTTTGAAAAAGAAAAAGAGTCAGATTGGATATTAAAAGGTAGTGGTTCTCAGAAATCACATATAGCAAGAACTAGAGATGGAGCAAGTACAGGTGAAAGAGCGAATAAAGCACTTATATTTGACGATATGACAAAAGGAGCGGAAGAGGCTACTAATAGTGAAGTTCATAGAAAGATTTATGAGAGTTGGAGTACAGAATGGTTTAACAGAAGAACAGACCCAAGTGTAACATATATATTTGTTGGTACAATGTGGTCACCAGAAGATATATTAAACCGTACAATGGGAGATATAGAGGCAACACATCAAATGCAACCTTGCAAAATAAAAGGATTTGAAAAGTTTGTTATGGAATCAACTGATGGATATGCAGTATTTATAAAAGTTCCACTATTAGATGAAAACGATGAAAGTACTTGTCCTCCTGTAATGACAACAGTAGAAGCAAGAAGGCTAAGAGATACAACAGACCCATTCTTATATAGTTGTGTATATCAACAAGAACCAATAGCACCTACAGGACTAGAGTTTGCGGATGATTTATTAAATCATTATGATGAATTACCAAAAAATGAGAAAGGTGAAGATTTATGTCAAAATTATTGTTTAGCAGTGTTGGACCCAGCTAGAAGGGGTAAAGATAATGTATCTATGCCAATATTCAAAACTGATGGAGTATATTATTATTTTATTGATTGCATATTTAAGCAAAAAGCAATGACAGATTTATATGATGAAATAGTAGATAAGATAATAGAACATAATATAACAGTATTTGTAGTAGAAAATAATATTGATACTTCATTAAAAACATTGTTGGAAGAAAAATTAAAGGCAAAAGGTTGTTATACTTGTGAAATTATAGAGAAATATAATACAATAAAGAAAGAACAAAGAATAAAAGACCAAAGAGGATTAATAAAAAAATTAATATACTTTAAGGATAAAAGAATATATAAACCAAATACAGATTATGGTAGATTTATGAAAAACTTTGTTACATATAGTTTTGATTACGCAAATAAACATGATGATGCTCCAGATAGTATGGCAATGTTTGTAAGTGAAATTATATTAGGTAGAGGAAAGCTAAATAAACCAAAACCAATAAACAGATTAAGTTTGGGAATATAGGAGAGAACAAAAGGGGAAATATATGTTGGAAATGTAAGCATTGGCAAGAATGCTTTAAATATAGATATGGAAACAAAAAACAAGATTATATGAAAAAGATATTTAAAGAAAAAGATGATTGGGGTCAAGAAGTTATTTATGTAACAAAGTGTGATAACTTCCAATATGAAGATTACGACACACCGCCTATGAAACCAAAGGATATTATGTAAATACGATTTGCACGAAAATTAAAAATATGTTATAATAACACATAGGAAAAGAGAATTATATTTATTATAATGGGAAATAGGTACGAATTAAGTAATGGAGGGATTACAGTATCTAACTAATTCACTCCATCAAATAGCTTATAAAAAGCAGTAAGTAATGGTTTTATACCATTTATTTACTGTTTTTTATTTTGCAATATGGAGGAGATAAAAGGGCAGAAGAAACGAACAACGAAAATACTACACAAGTTGTGCCAACAGTAATACCAATAAAAAGTTATGATAAAATGTTTTTTGGAAGAAGAGTATTAAAATATTCTTTAGATAAAAAAGACTTGACAGCAGAAAAAATAATGCAAATCTTACCAGAAGTATTAAGAGAACATGAGAAAAATGCTAAAGAAATTAATTATTTATATAGGTATTATAAAGGGTTTCAACCAATATTAAAAAAAGAAAAGAATGTAAGACCAGAAATAAACAATAAAGTGTTAGAAAATCATGCTTTTGAAATTGTTGAATTTAAGAAAGCATATGTATATGGAGAACCAGTACAATATGTTCAAAAAGGAGAAAAAAACAGTGAATATGTAAATCCAGAAATTTCAATAATTAATAAATATATGGAAAGCGAAGATAAATCTAGCAAAGATAAAGATTTGGCTGAATGGCAATATATTTGTGGTACTGCTTATAGATGGGCAGATATTGATAATAAAGAAGATGAAGATGAAGCACCATTTGAAATATCAACACCAGACCCAAGAAGAACTTTTGTAGTATATAGTAGTGGAATAAAAGAAGAACAACTATTTAGTGGACATTATAGTTGGTTTAGTGAAAACTTAATTTCAGAAGATGGACAAAGTTATACAAACAAATACAGAATTATAACTATTTATACAGAAGACAAAATGTATAAATTCAAAGAGTCTTTTGGAGTTTGTGAGTTAATGCAACAGAATTTGCCACAAATAGGAATAGATGATGAAAAGGAAAAACAGGTTGAAGCATATCCATTATTAATTAAGGGACATAGAATAGTAGAATATCCTTTAAACACAGCAAGATTAGGATTAATAGAACTTGTAATGAGTGGATTAAATGCTTTAAATAGAATAAAATCAGATGACTTAGATGGAATAGATCAATTTATACAAAGTTTGCTTGTATTTGTAAATCAACAAATAGATGTAGAAGATTTTAAGAGACTGGTTGAAGCAGGAGCAATTGAAGTATCAACAACTGACCCAGGTAAACCAGCAGATGTAAAATTATTAACATCACAGTTATTACATTCTGAAACTAAAATAGTAACAGATGATATTTACAATAATGTATTAACAATTTGTGGAATACCAAGATTAAATGATAAACCTTCTGGTGGAGACACAGGACAAGCAAGATTACTTGGAGAGGGTTGGACTATGGCGGATGAAAGAGCAAAACAAGATGAACTTTCATTCAAAAAGTCAGAAAGACAGTTTTTAAAGTTAATTTTAAATATATGTAAACATGAAAATCAAATTAAAAATTTAAAAATTTCTGATATTGATATTAAGTTTACAAGAAACAAATCAGACAACTTATTAGTTAAAACACAAGGACTAATGAATATGAAACAAGCACAGGTTACTCCAGAAGTAGCATTTACAATTTGTGGATTATTCTCAGACCCTAATGATGTTTATGCTAAAAGTAAAAAATTCTTTGGTGAAGATTTTTGGAAAAGTGAAAATCCTATTCAAAATACGAACACAAATATAAATGAAGAGGATAATAAAAATTCTAAAAAGGAAAACCAAAGTATAAAAGATAACCAAGTTAGCGGGGGAAAGACTAACCATACAAATAACGAGAACGACTCGGGAAAAACGGAAGTATGAGGAGGAAACAAAGATGGATGAAGAATTAGTAGGAATATTAGCAAATGCTGAATTAGATGATAGTGCTAAAGCGGATGCTATAAAAAATTTGGTAGGGAAAAATTTTATACCAACATCAAAATTTAATGATGAAAAAGCAAAACAAAAAAATGCTTATAATGCTTTAAAATCAGAATATGAAACATTTAAAGAAACAAAAATGACAGATGAAGAAAAACAAGCAGAACAAGCAAGAGTACAATCAGAAGAATACAAAAAAGTTAAAATGCAATTAAATGAAATGACTGCTAAAAATATTTTTTCAGAAGCAGGATTTAAAAAGGAAGAATATGGAGATTTGCTAAGCTCTATAGTACAAGAAGATAGCGAGAAGACAAAAACATTAGCAGAAACTATTTGTAATACAATGTTAAGTCAAAGAAAAGAACTTGAAAAACAAATTACAGATAAAATAATAAAAGGTACACAAAAACCACCAGCAGGGAATGATAATGATGCTGGAGAAAAAACAGATTTAGAAAAATATAAAAGTCTATTATCTGATGCACAAAAAAATAATGATATGTTGAAAGTCGCATATTTTACAAGACTAATTCAACAAGAACAACAAAAAAATGATGATTAAAAGGAGAGATAATTAAGGGCAGATAGTTATGCAACAAGTTTTGGAGTTTTAAATTACTCTGGGATGTTATTTAATAAAGGAAATACAAGAACACCATTTTCAAGTATGATAAGTGGTAAAACAAAATATACAAATTCAGTAGAGTTTGTATTAGGACAAGAATATACAAGTGAAGATGGAGATATTCCATCAATAAGTGAAAATGCTTCTTTAAAAGCGCCAGATGCTTCATTTATTACAAGAAGTCAAAACACTAATGTAACACAAATATTCCAAGATGCAGTAGCAATCAGTTATGCAAAACAATCAAATATGGGAACATTATCAGGAGCAAATATTGCTGGACAACAAGCAAATCCATTAAATGAATTAGACTTCCAAGTAGCAAACAAAATGAAAAAAATGGCTAGAAGCATTGAAAAAACATTTATACAAGGTAAATATAGTAAAGCAACATCAGATGCAACTGTAAATAAAACAAGAGGTATAGATGAGGCTATTAAAACTAATGTTATAGCAGCAGGAGATAAACCATTAGATATTTGGATGTTAAATGATTTAGTAGAAAAAATAGATAAATCAAACGGAGATATATCAAACTTAACATTATGGTGTGATAACACAACATTAAACCAAATCCATGGTAATGCAATAGAAATGGGAGTTGAAGTTGGAGCATTTAGAGCAAATGAATATGGTATTCAAATAAGAGATATTTATTTACCAACAACTACAGTACATATTGCAGTAGGACAATTTATACCAGAAGGAACAGCTTATTTGCTAAACTTTGATGCAATAGCACCAGTAGAACAATTGGTACCTGGAAAAGGAAATTTCTTCTTAGAAGAATTAGCAAAACAAGGTGCTGGAACAAAATATCAAATATTCGGACAAATAGGATTAGACTATGGAAACGAATTATTACACGGAAAAATAACAGGATTAGCTACAACATTCACAAAACCAGAAGGTAAAAAAGTTGTAGTAGTTGATAAAACAGCAACAGCATCTACAGCAGGAAAATAAAATAATTAATAAGGAGGACTAATTAAGGGCAGTAGAAGAAATAGACCAATTAAAAGAAATGAGATTGGAAATATTGAATAATATTGAAGATACTAGCAAAGACGAAATCTTTAAGATAAAACTCAAAAGAGCAAAAAATACATACCTAAGATTAGTCTTTCCTTATGACCATTCTATTGATGAACTTCCAAATGATAGAGCAAAAGATTGGCAAACTAAATGTGCAATTGAATTATATAATTTGGGTGATGATATTGGATTAATTTCATATTCAGAAAATGGATTGTCAGAAACAAGAGCCAAAGCAGGACTATCACAAGACCTTATAGATGAATTACCACCAGCGAAAGCAGGTGTTATAAATTAGGAGAAAAAATTGGAAAAAAACAATTTGGATAGCAAGTAAAATAGACTCTAGTTATGATGATTATGGAAATGAAATAACACAATATGAAGAACCTAAGAAATATGAATTTAATGTTCAACCTGTAAGTTCAGAAGCAGATATTGAAGAGTTTGGACAAAAAGCCAAAGAAATGCAAAAAGCAGTTATTAATAAAAAAGATTATGAAGGCAAATTTAAAGAATTTGATAAAGCATATTTAGATGGTGTTACACCAGATAAAGAAACTGTAAATGGTTCAAATGCAAATTATGAACTATATCCACCAAGAAACCAAAATAAAGTTATAGTTATTTATTTTAAAAGATTAATAGCAGAGTAGGTGATTAATTTGGCAGATATGAATATAAATGCAAAGTTTACAACAAAACTTTCTTTAAAAGATATTGAAGAATATCAAAAGTTTTTGAAAAGATATGCAAGCCAATTACCTAAAGTAACTGAAAATATTGTAACGAGAGTATCAAAAGTAGGTTTAGAAAATAATTACAAATCAACAGAAGTTATACCAACTAAAAATAATGGTAATACAGTAACAGGAGGTATAAGAACAACTGATGCAAAAGATACTTATAAAGAATTTGGAACAGGTATTGTTGGAAGCAGAAATCCTCATGTTTCAGAAATGTTAACACAAATTGGTTGGAAGTATGATGTTAATGAACATGGAGAAAAAGGTTGGGTATATCCTAAAGGTGATGGCACTTATGGTTGGACCAAAGGTATATCAGCACAGAAAAAGTTTTATAATGCTATGAAAAACATGGAAGATAGTTTTAAAATAATAGCAATAGAAGAGTTTAAAAGAATAAGTAGGAAGTGATATGAAGGGCAATGCCAGATGTTTATAATGGAATATTTAAGGATGCACAAAAATATATAAAAGCTAATTCAAAATATAATCCTTTTATATATAAAGATACACCACAAGAACAAAATAAATTTCCATTAGTAATAATAAAACAAATAGATGACCCATTATATGATGAAAACTTAGATAAAACAGACCAAAGGTTTGATTTAGTATATGAAATAGAAATATATACTATTAATAAAGAAAATATAGCAAGACAAACAATAACGGAAGAATTAGTGAAATTAGTAAATGATGTATTTGATATAAAATATGGTTTTACTAGAAAAACTAATAATCCAATACCTAATATTGACTTAAATGTCGATAGAAGGCATATGAGATTTGAAGCTAAGATAGATGAAAATAATATAATTTATAGGAGGTAATTTTAAGGGCAGGAGAAAATCCAGTAGCATACAATGACCAAGGAACAGAGTTATATGTAAAAGGTGAAACAAAGTTTGAGAAATTAATTAGTATTAAATCAGTTCCAGCAAGTGGAGCAGAAGGTGGAACAATCGAAGTAACAGAATTAGACAGTCCAATAAAACAATATATTTCTGATAGAGTTGATACACCAGCACAAGACTTTACATATAACAGAACTGCAGAAAAATATGAAAAAGTATTAAAATATTGTGATGGTTCAGAACACGAATTTTTAGTAAAATTAAGTGATGGAACAGGAACATATATTAAAGGAACAGCACAAACATGGAAAAATGAATTTAGTGCAGGTTCAGCACAAGAAGCTACATTACATATAGTTGCTACACAAATAGTTGATAAAAAAGCATCAGAAGTAACAACATTAATGGTTTAGAAACAAAAATAGATGGAGGAATTAGATATGAGTAGAATTATGAAAATAAAAGTAGGAGAAAAAGAATATAAATTAGGATATCCTACAAGAAAAGATGCAAAAGTTGCAGAAGAACACGGATTAGATTTAATAACAAATGGAGGAAAATTAATCACATTAAATGATAAAATTTTCTATACAGGATTATTAGCAAATCATCCAAGTATAACAGAGTATGAAGCAGTTGGGATTATGGAGGCATATAAAAAAGAAGATGGAGACATTGATGAAATAATTCAATTCTTAACAGAAGAATATATGGCTTTTATAAAATCCCCAGATGGAAAGAAGAAAAAGAAAGCACAAATAATAGAAATGTAGAAGATAATTCAGATGGGGAACAAAAAGAATATAAAAAATTGACAGAGTTCTTTTATGATTATTTACTACCATTAGCACTACAATTCGGTATGTCTACAAGAGAATTTTGGAACGAAGAGCCAAAGTTACTTTGGACATACCGAAAAATGTATATGGACAAAATGAAAATACAAAAAGAACTAGAAAATCAACAAGCATGGTTACAAGGATTATATTTCTTTAATGCACTTTCAGTTTCTTTATATAATAATTTTGGAAAAAAAGAAGGACAACCAGCTCAAAATTATATGGAAAGTCCAATAGATTTTGAGCATATAAAAAGCAAAGAAGAAATTGAAAGAGAAAAACAGTTAGAAATGGAAGAAAGAATAAGAGAAAGAAATAGACAAATAAAAGCAATGCTTAATAATAAACAAGAGGTGGAATAAGGGCAGATTATGATGTTGGAACAATAGAAAACAAAATAGAAGTACAAGTAAATGATGCCGTATCTGCTATAACAACATTAGTTGGTTCTTTAAATACTTTAAAATCATCATTGAATAATACAATAAATTCAACTAAGAATAATAAATTAAAAGATAATATAACAAGTGCAACATCTAATATTAATACCCTAAAGAAAGCCTTAGGATTAGGTGCTATTTATGCAGGATTAAGAAAAACAGCAAGTACAATAAAAGATATTGCAAAAGAAAATATTGATATGGTTGAAACAAACAACTTATTTGAAGTATCAATGGGAAAAGTAGTAGACAAATATGGTAATCTAGATACACAGGCAAGTAAATACTATACAAAGGCTATGGACTTTCAAAATCAAATGAATGAAAAACTAGCAACCAATAAATCAGAATTAGAAAAATATCAAGCAATGTATTATTCAATGTTTAAAGGACAAGGGATAAACAAAGATGCATCTTATACTATGTCTGAGAGTTTAACAAAAGCAGGTTATGATATTGCTTCTTTATATAATTTATCTGTAAAAGATGCAATGGATAAAATTAAATCAGGTATAGCAGGACAAGTAGAGTCTTTGAGAACAATAGGGATTGATGTATCTGAAAGTTCACTAAGTAAAGTATTGAATGAAGTTGGAATAGATAGAAGTGTACAACAATTATCTTATGCGGAAAAAGAAGTAGCAAGATATATTGCAATTATTGAACAAGCAGGACAAGCACAGGGAGATTTTGCAAAAACATTTGAAAGCCCAGCAAACCAAATAAGAGTATTTCAAAATCAATTAATAGAATTGAAACAAGTAGCAGGTTCATTTATCGTTAATGCATTTGGTGGAATTATTGTATGGGCAAATGCAATTATAATGGCAATAAAAGAAATAATAAAATCTATAGCAAGTTTATTTGGATATGACTTAAGTAGTGGTGGTTCAACTAATTTAGCAGATAGCATAGGCGTATCAGATTTAAATAGTGGATTAGGTGGGGCAACTAAAAAAGCCAAAGAACTAAAAAAACAATTAATGGGATTTGATGAAATAAATAATATTGACCCAGCAAGTACAACAGGAGGCTCAGGAGGTTCTGGTGGTATTGCAACAGGAGTAGATGATAAATTGTTAAAATCATTAAAAGAATGGGATAACAAAATGAACTCTATTACTGGAAAAGCACAAGAATATAGAGATGCAATATTGAAAGCCTTAGGATTTACAAGAGATATTGATGGCAACTTAAAATGGCATTGGAAAGATATGAATAATATTTTAAAAGTACTAACTGTAATTGCTGGGGTAGTTGGAGGAATATTAATCATTGGTAAAATTACAAAATTAGTCAATTGGTTAAAAACACTATTTACAATATTAAAAACAGGTAAAGGTGCGACTACAACATTTGGATTAGGATTGCAAACAATAGGAAAAATAATTCTAGGTTTGAAATCGGGATTTACTAATTTAGGAACTTGGATTTCTATGGTTATTGGACAATATAAAATATTTAGAACACAAGGAAATGGAGTTATAGAGTCATTGAAATTGACAAGTGCGTCTTTAGCAGAAACAGGACAAGGATTTTTAAGTTTAATTCCAACTTGGGCTAAAGTTGGTGTTGGATTAGCAGGATTAGTAGGTTCAAGTGTATTAGCATATAACTCTATGAAGGATTTGAAAGATGGTAGTGGTTCTACTGCAGTTGAAATATTAAAACTATCTGGAAGTTTAGCAGGAGCAGCAGCAAGTGGTGCGTTATTAGGAAGTGCAATACCAGGAGTAGGAACAGTTGTAGGAGCATTTGGAGGAATTATAATTGGAACAACAGCATCAATGCTTGGTTTTAATGAAGAAAATATAAATATGGCAATTAAACTTGCGGAAACATCAAAAAGTTTAAAAGAACAAAAAGAAAAAATAAATGATATAAAAAATTCTTATGATGAAGCAGTCAAAAGCATAAATAAAAATAAAGAAGCATCATTGTTAAACTTAGAAGTGACTAAAAAACAATCAGAAATTTTAGGCGAATATATTGAAGCAAATGGAAAAATAAAAGAAGGTTATGAAGATAGAGTTAAATTGATATTAGGCGATTTAAATAGTGCATTGGGTACAGAATATGGATTAACTGGAAATCAAATAACAAAAAATGGCGAATTAGTAAAAAGTTATAATGATTTGAAATCAAATATAGACTCTTATATATCAAAGAAAAAAGCACAAATAGAAGCAGAAGCATATGAAGATATATATAAAGAAAAAATAAAAGAAAGAATACAATTAGAAGGCCAATTACCTGAAGTGGAACAAAGAGTAACAGATGCACAAGAAGCATTATGCGAAGCAGAAAAAAATTCTGCAAATGCAATTGGATATTGGTCAAAACAACAAGCACAAAGAAAAGAAGAAATTGCTAGGTCCAACTTAGGAAAAGCAATGAAAGAAGAACAAGACTTTCGTAAAGAATTGGACGGAAGCCAAAAAGAATTAGACGAATATGCACAAAAATTTTCTGGTACATATTCATCTATAGAAGATACAACTAAAACAACAGGAGCTAATATTCTTCAAAATATGCAACAGAATTTTACAGACCAAACTAAAACAGTTGATACAAACACTAATATATTATCTAATAGATTTAAAATTTTAGGTACAAAAGAAGGCAATTCTTATACACAAGGATTAGGCTCAACAGAAATTAGTGCATCACAAACGGCAGAACAATTACAAAAAATAGTAGAAATGGGATTAGAAAATGAACCTGCATATAGAAAAGTAGCAACAGATAGTATAAAAGAATTTTTAAACGGATTAAGCACTAGTGAACAAAAAAGATTATTAAAGAATTGTGGTATTGATAATGTCGATGAAGTTATAAAGGGATTAAAACAAGGTGACTTATCAGAAGATGTTGGTATAAATGTCGTTAAGGGACTACAAAAAGGTTTGAAAAATAATTATTGGCAAGGTCAAACATTAAGCACGGCAAAATCATTTGCTAATAGTATTTTAAGTAAATTTCAAACAACTTTCGGAATACATTCACCATCAAGAAAGACAAGGACATTTGGTATTTATTTATTACAAGGTTTAGGAGTAGGAATTAACAAAGAACAAAATAATGTACTTTCAACAGTTAAAGATTTTTCAAATAATTTGTTAAAAGAATTTAATAATCCTATAAAAGAACTAAATCAAGGGATAAAAGTAAATACAAGAGATATGGCAATAGATACAACACAATATGTAAATTACGGAGCTATAAGTGGACAAATACAAGCACAAAGTAAAGTTAGTCTAGGCAATATATCAGATAGAATTTATAATGCAGTAGTAAGTGGAATGGAAAAAGCAAAAGTACAAGTAGATATAAATGCAAAAACTGATGAAGGTGTAATTGTAGAAAAAGCATCGGAAGGTTTTAGAGATTATGTAACAAGAACAGGAGAATTACCATTTCCTGTTCCAGTATAGGAGGGTAAAAAAGGTATGTAAATGACATTGTAAAAGTAGATGGACAAAACTTAACTAGATTTTTAAAAGATGAAGGTTATGATGTAGAAGAATACGATATTAGTTATGATAGCGGAAGAAATGCTAGAGGAACTATGAGATATAATCCAGTGGCAGTAAAGTACAAAATTATTTTACATACCAAGTATCTTTCTGCAGAAGAAGTTATAGAATTTTTTAAAATATTAAAGAATTTAAAGCAATATAATGTATATTTTTATAATCCATATAGAGGAGGATATACAACAGCAAATTGCTATAGAGGAGATAGAAAAATTACAATGAAATGGAATAGGACAGATAGAGGAATTTTGTTTAATCCGCTTGATATATCATTAATAGAATTGTAGGTGAAAAAAGGTACCAAGTTAGTAATAAATTTAAAGAACTATGCAAGTCAAATCATGCTCCACTTGAATATGCAACTATACATATAGAGAATGATAATATTGACATAACAGATAAAGACGATTTGAAAAGTTTTAAAATCGAAAATAGTTGCTATGTAAATGATAAATTCATAGGAACAACAGTAGCAAAAAAAATTACTGTTGAAATGTTTAATGATGGAAAATATGATTTAGAAAACAAAGAAATTTCTGTAAAAACAGGAATACAGATAGATGGAAATATTGAATATGTACCTATGGGAACATTTATAATAGAAAAACCTACAACAGAAGAAGTATCAACAAATGCTCAATTTACAGGTTACGATTATATGGTTAAATTTAATTCTACATATATTGATAGAGTAACATATCCAATAAAAGCAGCAGAACTTTTACAAGATTTATGTAATCAAGTAGGAGTGGAATGTGGCATTACAGAATTTACCAATTCTAATTATATGATATTAGGAAATCCTTTTACAAATAATGAAGATTGTAAAACAGTATTAAGCAATATAGCACAATTGGCAGGTGGTTTTGCATATATAGGTAGAGATAATAAATTATATATAAAAACACTTGAAACTACTGAAAAATTATTAAGAGTAAAAGATGTTCATTTTATGAGTGTAGCAGATTTCAACAATACAATTGTAAATACAACTGTAAATAGTTCTACTATAGCAGATGAAAAAATAGATGGGAATAATTACTTTGAATTTTCAAAAAATAATAAATTTGGAAAAGTAAATTCTTTAATATTACGATTATCACAAGTAGAAGGAGAAAATACAGTAATTCAAGATGATGAAAGCATAACTCAAAATGGACTTACTGAAATTACAATTGCAGATAATTATTTTTTAACAGATAACGAAGAAAGGAAAAAGGTTATACCTGAATTATGGGAAAAATTAAAAGGATTAGAGTATTTACCTTTTGAAATAAAAGATTATGGCTTTCCATATTTAGATGTTGGAGACATGATTTGTATTAAAGATACAGATGATAATGACTTTATATCTTATGTATTTAATTATACTTTTGAATATAATGGTTGTTATTCTGGAAATTTGAAAACAGAAGCATTAACAAAAACTCAAACAGCATTAAAAAATACAAACAATATAAAAACAAAATTTAGAAATGTTGAGTACAAAGTTAATAAAATTGATGGAGAAATTACTTCAATAATAGAGAAACAAACAAAGACAGAAAAAACATTAACTCAAGCAAGACAAGATATAGATGGATTTACACAAAAAGTATATACAAAAGATGAAGTAACAGAAAAAGTAAATGAATTAAAACATACAATAGATAACATTACATTTCAACAACAAACAAAAGGTGGAGGAAATATATTCTTCTATGCCAAAGAATATTGGAAAGGAAGTACAGATAATAGCGAGGCAACATTAGAAGAATATACAAACACATTAATACAACAGAACAATATAAGTGATGAAGGCTATTTAATTAATAATGGAGTGTCTATTCAATCACAAGTTGTAAAAAATGGTTTATATGCAATTAGTTTTAATTATTACAAATTAAAAGCAGATGCGACAGGATATATAAAAGTGGATGGCACTGAATATAAACTAGACGGTGATGCTGAAATATGGAAAGAAATGACAATAGTTGTCGAAATAACAACTAATAACATAAAGATAGAGATTGGCAGTGATACAGTAGCATCTTATTACATATCAGATTTAATGGTAGCAACAGGTACAGAAAAAAGTGTATGGACACAAAATGCAAATGAGACAAGAACAGATACGGTCGAAATTGGAAAAGGTATTCAAGTAAATTCTAGTACTAAGAATACATATACAAGGATAGATGCTGATGGGAATAGAACATTCAATAGTTCTACAAATGAAAGAGTAGCAGAAATGACGGACAAGGGTGTTTATACTAAACAATTAGAAGTAAAAGAACAAGCAAAAATTAATTTATTATTAATTCAACAAGTTGGAAATCAAATTTGGTTAACTGGATTGGAGGGATAAAGATGGCGGATTTTACACAAAATGGTGGTAGTAATGGAGGAAGTTATGCAAGCTATTACACTGGAAAACTAAGTGTATGGGAAAATAGCTATGATATCGCTTCAAATAGTTCGAATATTGGATATAGATTACAGTTAATCTCTGGAAATTCAGGACGATTTGGTGATTTAAAAGCAAGTTATAGTGTAACTATAGATGGAGTTTGTAGAAATAGTGGAAGTGGTTCATATAGTTTAGGACATAATGGAGTAATAACATTATGTGAAGGTAATTTTACAGTTTGGCATAATGATGATGGAAAGAAAAGTGTTTGGTGTAGTGCTGTAATAGATTTTCAAAGTCATTCAGCAAGCCCAGGTGATTTTTATCCAAGTGGAAATTTGGGATTAACAACAATACCAAGATACACAACTGTATATAATTCTTTGAGAAGTAAAACAATAAATACATTAGATATAAATTGGAGTACAACTAACGCAATAGACTGGGTACAATATTCATTGAACGGCGGTGGATGGACAGATATATATGGAAATCCTGATGGAGCATATAGAAATGGACATTATCAGATAACAGGATTAAATCCAAACACAAATTATACTATAAAAACAAGATGTAAAAGAACAGATAGTCAACTATGGAGTGAGGCAGGAAAATTTAATGTAACGACATATGATATAGCAAAATTAACTTCAACTCCAAACGTGAATATTGGTTCATCACATAATATTACATGGACAAATCCTAGCGGAGCAAGTACAAGTTTGAAATTATGTAAGACAGACAATTCAACAATAATAGATTATGGAGCAGTTACAGGAACTAGTAAATCAATTACACCAACTGCAAGCAAAATATATTCATTAACTCCAAACAGTAATACATATAAAGCAAGATATATTATAACAACTACTGCAAACGGAAAATCTTATACAAACTCAAAAGATTTTACATTCACTGTAACAAATAGTAATCCAACATTTTCAAATTTTACATATCAAGATACAAACACAACCATAACAGCTCTGACAGGAAATAATCAAATATTAGTAAATGGTTATTCTAATGTAAAAGCAACAGTAAGCACAGCTAATAAAGCAACAGCTAAAAATAGTGCAACAATGAAAACATATAAGTTAGCAGTTGGAAATAAAAATGTTTCTGCAAATTATAATGCAAGTGCTAATGTTAATTTAAGTATTAATTCAATCAATAATAATGTTCTAGATTTATATGCAATAGATAGCAGAGGCAACAGTACAAAAGTAAGAAAAACAGCAACCATAAAAAATTATAGCAATATTAAAATAAAAACGTTATCAGTAACAAGACAGAATAATGTCGGAACAGTAACTACATTAAAATTTGAAGGGGAATTTTGGAATGCAAGTTTTGGCAGTGTGACAAATGTAATTACTAACTGCAAATATAAATACAAAACAACTTCAAGTTCAACGTGGACTGATGGAAAGACAACATTAACATATACCATATCAGGAAATAAGATTACAGGAAGTTTAAATGTGCAAGGTGATAAAGGTACAGATGGTTTTAGTGCAAATAACTCTTACAATATTCAATTAATATTATCAGATAAATTATCAACTGCAACATACAATGTTATTTTATCGTCAGGAAATCCCGCATTAGCAATATATAAAAATAATGTTGCAATAGGACAGAAATATGATACAAGCGAAGGAAGTAAATTACAAGTTAATGGAAAATCAAAATATTATGATGAATTAAATCTTCATAAATCATCAGGAGATACAGGTTATCATGCTAAAAGAACTGATACTGATACAGAAGTATGGTTTGGTGTTGGCTCTGGGGGAACAAATCATGGTGTGTATAGTAAAAAATTAGGCAAATGGATATTACATGGTGATGAAAATTATGTATATATAAATGGAATAAATACAAATAGACTTGTACCTGTATCATTATATGACAATTCATCAGGAACAACAGGAACAGTAACATTAAGTGAAACGGCAGCAAATTTTAATTATTTAGAGGTATTTTATTGTGATAATAACAATAGGCAACACCGTTCAGTAAGAATAGCAAATCCTAACAATAAAATTGTGACATTAGATACAGCAGAAGCATATGACAAAGATAAAAATATATATATTAGAACTACTAACTATACAATTAGTAATACATCTATTATAGTTAGAGCTTATATGTATATGAATTTTTGGCAATTTTCTGGAGGCGAAGACTGTGGAGTTGATGTTGAAAAAAGTAATTATATTAAAATAGTTAAAGTTTTAGGTTATAAGTAGGAGGTAAAAATGGCTATAAAAAAAGAAATTGAATTAGAAAATGGAATAATAGTAAATTATCATAGAATAGTTAGCATAAATAAAATAACGAATGATTGCAATATTATTGAAGTAGCTTCTTATACTTCTGAAAAGCAAAGAGATAAAGAAAAAGAATATTACAGAAGTACAGATGAAAATAAACAAATGAATGTGTTTATTGAGACAGAGTATATTCGAAAAGACTATTCAGAGAGTGAAAAAATAGAAGAGTGTTACGAATATTTAAAAACTTTGGATAAATTTAAAGATGCAGAAAATACCTAGGAGGTGTAAAAGGAGCGAAACTGATTTTTTAAAATTAAAGAAACATGATAATCCTGAGACAAACACAGAGAAGTTTGATATAGAAAATTACTTAAATGGTAACTGGGATAAAATAAATGAAAATGCAAAAAAAGTCAATACAGACATATTAAACATAAACTCAAAGAATAAAGAACAAGATACAAATATAGAGCAACTACAAGAAAACACAGAAACATCAAGTAATAAAATAGCAGAACTAGAAAAAGAGTTAAAAGAAGCACAAGAAGACTTTTATCAAAACAGTATAAGAGGACAAGCAAGTGGAGAATACATACATGTAGAAGATAGCAGTAATTGTAGAGCAAAAATAAAAATAAGCGGAAATAGCGAGCAAGAGACAAGAAGCGGGAAAAATATTCTTGAAAATTCAGACAACAATGTTAGTCAATATGGATTAACAGCAACTATACAAAATGATGGAAGTGTTAAAATTTCAGGTACGTCAACGGCCGAAACAACAAAATACTTAACTAATATAAAGAAAGTTTCAGTAGATTTAATTAAAGAAGGTAATTACACAATAAGCTTTAAAAATTCTAAAAATATGAATGATGTTTCTATTAGATTAAGAAAATATAATGGAACAGATAAAACTGAAATAAAAAATATTTATCTAAATGCTATAAACAAATCAGAAGTTTTAAACTTAAAATCTCTAATAGATACAGATACAATTGAAATTGAATTAGATGTAATTTGTTATGGAAATCGTGAATATAATTTTGTTTTATATCCACAATTAGAACTTGGTAGTGAAACTGAATATGAACAATATGGAGCAAGTCCATCACCAGACTACCCAAGCGAGATAAAGACTGTTGGTAGCAATGTAAATTTATTTGATAAAGACAATGCTGTTATGTTATCTGGATTTTCAAATTTTTCTACTAAAACTTTTACAACAAATAATGCTGTTAAATCTATCGTAATTAGCTGTAGTCCACAAACAACTTATACAGTTTCTAAAGTTAAAAGTACAAGATTTAGTGTTTCTAGTTATGATAAAGAAATTGTATCTGGAGCAACTTTGACAAATATAGTAGAAGATAATGATGAAACAAAAATAACAATAACAACTGGAGATAAAGATAAGTATTTATGTGTATATTATTATAGTTCTGAAAGTGATACATTAACAGAAGAAGAAATAAAAAATTCAATAAAAATAGAAAAGGGTAATGTAGCAACATCATATAGTTCTTATAATCAAGGTTGTGTAAAAATAATAAAAAGCAGCAAAAATTTATTTGATAAAAATAATATAATTAGTAAAATGTATCTTAATAATTTAGGCGAAGCTGTTAGCAATGATGGACAAAATTATACTAATTATATAAGTGTAGTTTCAAACACAATGTATACAATACATGCAGAAAATCCGCTAGGAGCAGCAACTGCCATATGCTTTTATGATACAAACAAAAAACTTTTAAGTGGATTAAATTATAATAATGTTAAAAGCATGAGTTTTAAAACACCATCTAATTGCGATTTTGTGAGAGCAAGTGTATCAAGTATTAATTTAGAAACATTGCAAATAGAAGGAGGACCAGCAACTACATATGTACAACACGAAGAACAATCAGACATAATGCCAACACAACAAGCATTTAAATCAATTGGAGACATGAGAGATACATTTATAAAAAAAGACGATAAATGGTATGAACGTCATAATATTAATAGAAAAAAACTAGATGGTACAGAAAATTGGATGTTAGTAGATAATAATTCTAGATTTGCTATAAAAATTACAGAACAAAAAGCAAAAATTGATGTTAAAGATTCTAGTAATAATTTAACAGATTGTTTAAGTAATAGATTTATGAGTAGCACACAATTTAATATAGCTAAGGTTGATAATGGAATTGCATTTAGTCAGTGGTCAGATACACAATATTTGTATTTACCAAAAATTAAAGATAGTGTTGATGAACTAAAAAGTTATTTAGCAGCAAATGAAACATATGTAGATTATCCGCTAGAAACACCAATCGACATTGAATGTACAGAAGAACAAAGCAAAATCTTAGACGAACTAAATAATGCAAGAACATATAAAAACGTAACAAACATAACAACAGATAGTAAAGCAATAATAGATTTAGACTATGTAAAAGATTTAGAAACATTATTAAATAATACACAAGCATTAGCCGTAAGTAACGCAAGTGAGGGGGTGTAGGATATGGTAGATTTATCAAAACTATTTAAAAATGCAGTAATGAACTTATATAAAAGTAATGTGTATACAGTAGATTATGCAATAATAGAAGCATCAAAACTAGCAGATAAAAACAAAATAAATGCAAAAGACTATGAAGAGTTAATTACATATTTAGCAGAAGAGCAAGAAAAGTCAATGAAAGTTGAAGAGATAGAACAAACTACAGAAATTATTGAAGATACTGTAGAAGAAACAACAGACAAAACTGCAGAAGAAACAACAGAAGAAGTCGAACAAGCTGAAAATGAAGAAACAGCCAAGGAGGAAGAATAATGCAAGATACAGAATTAATTGAAAAAGTAGCACATTTAGAAGAACGAGAAAAGTCAAATACGAAGAGAATTGATGCTGTTGAAAATAAAGTAGAAAATATATACGACTTAACATTAAGTGTAAGAGAAATAGCAACAGAAATGAAAGCAATGAGAGAAGACCAAAACAAAATGAACGAACGATTAAAAATAATAGAAGAAAAGCCAATTAAGGATTATGAAGACACAAAGAAACAAGTAAAAGGCAAAGTAATTTCTTTTGTGACTGGAATAGTATTAACAGCAATAGCTTTTGCATTAGGATTAAGCAAATTTATGTAGGAGGTGAACTAATATGGAAAGAGTAAAAACAATAGCAAAATACTTAACAAATATACTAGCAATAGTAAGTGCATTAGTTGCAGGAATAAATGCAGTTGATGGAATAACAATACCATATGCAATTCAAATAGTACAAGTTATTGCAGTAGTACAAGGAGTTATTGGTACATATTTGTTAGGACAAAAAGCAATAAATAATAAGGAGGAATAAATCATGGAAGAAGAAATTGTAGAAACAATGGAACTTGCAGAAGAAGATACACGAGGGGAGGCAAACGAATAATGAATATAGAAGATAGATTATTAACAATAAATCAATATTCAAGAAGTGGAGAAAAGCAAAATAAAATTGAAAAGATAGTAGTTCATTGGGTTGGTAATGCAGGAAGTTCCGCATTAGGTAATAGAAACTATTTTGAAAGCTTAGCAACATCACATAAGACATATGCTTCATCTCATTATATAATCGGTTTAAATGGTGAAATAATAAGATGTATACCAGAAAATGAAGTTGCTTTCCATTCAGGTTCTTATAGTATGAACAGAAAATCTATAGGAATAGAAGATTGTCACCCAGATTGGGACGGAAAATTCAATGACAATACATACAACAGTTTAGTAGAATTATGTGCAGATATATGCAAGAGATACAATCTAGGAATAGATGCAATTATAAGACATTATGATGTAACAGGAAAAGAATGTCCAAGATATTATGTAAGAAATGAACAAGCTTGGATACAATTTAAAAATGATGTAGCAAATAAATTAGGACAAGCTACAACTACAGTAGCTGTACCAAAAGTTGAGGGGAGCGATGAACAAGTGAGAAGATATAAAAATGGTTCAACAAAAGAAATTATATATGCGGATACAAGTTTAACAAAAGTGATAGGAAGTTTATCACCATATGAAGAATGCGATTGTTTTGGAATATTTAATGGAAGACCAATGGTAAGATATAATGTTTCTGGAACAGGTAATTACAAGATAGGCTTTGCTAAATGGACAGGCGGAGTTAGATAAAAAAAAGAGGTAAGTTGATTAATTTCAATTTACCTCTTTTTTTGCTTTTTTAAAAATTATTTATTTATATAAGCAAATTCTTCTTGTGTTAATAATCCATATTGCAACATTAAAATTAGAGCTTGAGTAGAAACGAGACTATATTCGTCACCTTTCATACAAAGCACATGTTGCTTTCTTAATTCTTCTATATCTAAAGTTGATAAATACGCAATAACTGTATTCATTTATATCACCTCCTTAACAATATTTTACAGTTTTTAAAATTATTATTAAAAACATGTTTCTATTAATATTTTACGGAAGTTAAATTTATTTTTTTAATAATTGCAAAAAGTAGATAAAATAGAGGTATATAATTACATTAATTGTAAAATAAAACGTCTTAAAATTGATTTTAAAAGTTCCATTTTAGGCTAAAAATAAGCATTTTTTACTTGAAA